GACGGGCATCAAGACCGCCGTCTCGACCGCCGTGGAGAACGTCAAGACCACCGTCTCGAATGCGTTCAACGCCGTGAAGACCACCGTCTCGACCATCTGGAACAACATTAAGACGGCCATCACGACACCCATCAACAACGCGAAGGAAGCCGTCCGCAACGCAATCAACGCCATCAAGGGCTTCTTTAGCTTCTCTATCTCGTGGCCGCACATCCCCGTCCCGCAGTTCGGCATCGTGCCCGCAGGCTGGAAAATCGGCGACCTCTTGGAGGGCGTCATCCCGCACCTGTCCATCACGTGGCACGCCGCGGGCGGCTACATCGACGAGCCGACCCTGCTCCACGGCGTGGGCGAGCGTGGCGGCGAGTTCGTCTGGCCGAGCTACCAGCCGTACCTTTCGCGCTACGCCGACGCGCTGGCCGACGCCATGGACGGCGCGGGCACGACGAACTACTACATCGACGGCAGCGCCGTCGCAGCCGACGCGCAGCTCGCCGCGGCGCTCGAAGTGGTCGCGCAGCGCGTCAACGCGCGCGGGCGCATGGGAACGGCTAGGAGGTAGGCATGGCAGTCATGACGCCAATCTGGCAGCAGCAGCCGCTTTCCGTCGTGAGCAACTACGACACCATCACCGCGTCCGTGCTGGTGGACTCGTCCACGGCGAGCGTGGTCTGGGACGTGCTCGACTCCGCGGGGACGTCCGTCTTCACGACCACCACGACGCCGACCTACTACAGCGCGTACTACAACCTCGCCGAGCTGAGCCAGCCCGTCGCGTCCATCATCAGCGCGTCGGGTGCATACCAGCTGCGCGCCGTTGCCAGCGGCGGCGGCGAGACCAGCTCGCCCGCGCTGGCGTACTTCGAGGTGCACGTCGCGCCCGTGGTGACGCTCACAAGCCCCGCCGACGGCGCGACCATCGACAGCCTGCCGATAGTCATCGCGTGGACGGTCGAGGAGTCGGGCCGCGTCGTTTCGCAGACCCTCACCATCACCGACGCCGACGGTGGCACCGTCATGCGGCAGAGCGTCGAACCTGGCATCACGTCCGTGAGGTACGACGACCTCCTCGACAACGACGCCGAGTACGTCATCAACGTGAGCGCCGTCAACGCGTACAACCTCGGCGCGTCCGACTCCGCAAGCGTCACCACGCTGTGGGCGGCGCCAATCATGCCGGGTATGACCGCCACCGACGCCGAGGGTTTGGCCAAGACCGTCACCGTGTCGTTCGTCACGGGCGGCGTGCCCGCAGATTCGGCGAGCGTCTACCGCGTGGACGGCGAGGGCAACCGCGTGCTCCTCGCGAGCGGGCTGGCCGACGGCGGGAGCGTGACCGACCTCATCCCGCCCGTGGGCATCACCTACAGGTACGAGGCCGTGGCGTTCGCTCATCAGACGGGCGTCCCGTCCGACCCCTACGTCCTGCCGACCAGCGTCAACTCGACCGCATGGGCGCTCAACTTCGGCGCCGACGGCGTGGACGTGGTGACGCTCTACGGCAACCCCAAGGCGTCCAGCGGCATCGACCACGGCGGGCGCGCCTACCACTTCGCCGACGGCGGGGCGGGCGGCGGCTTGCCCGTCTGGTACGGCACGACGGAGCGCGACGAGAGCGGCACCGTGACGTTCGAGACGGTCGGCCCCGACCATGCGCGGGCGCTGCGGCGGCTGAGCCTACAGTCGCCCATCGCGTGGCTTCGCGACCCGTTCGGCAACAGGTGGCGCGCCCACGTCACGCCCAAGGTTACGCACGGCACGGGCGAGCTGTGGACGGTGAGCATCGACTGGGACGCCGTGCGATTCCGCGAGATTGGGGCCTAGCATGGCCGACTGGACGCAACCGTTCGATGCGGCGTACCGATTCGTGCGCGTGAGCCGCCGCTCGGGCGTCGAGGGCGAGCGCATCGAGAACATGCTGGACGGCACCATCGAGCGCAACATGAACACCCAGACGTTCGAGAGCGCCGACGTGGACGTGGTGGGGCGGCTCGACGTTGGCACCGACCTCGTGCGGTGCTACCTCGACGCGACCTTCGAGGACGGCACCGTCGAGCACGTCGTGCTGGGGACGTGGCTCCCGTCCATCCCGTCGCGCGACCTCAACGACGGCGTGGAGTCCGCGACCGTCTACCTCGACGGGCGTCTGGCCGAGCTGCAGGCCGACTCGTTCGAGTCGCCCGTCACGATCGCGGCGGGCGCGAACATCATCGACGCCGCCGCGCAAATCGTCACCGACGCGGGGCTGGACGTGGACAGCGTGGTCACGTCCGCGACGCTGGACACGGCGTGGGCGTTCGGGCTGGAGGACGACGGCGAGACCGACGGCGGGAGCAAGCTGGACGCCGTGAACTCGCTCCTTCGCCGCGCGGGCTACCCGTCCGCGTCCACCGACGCCATGGGGCGCGTGACGATCCGACCGACGCGGCCCATCCCGACGTGGACGTTCCGCGAGGGCGTGGGCGCGACGTTCCTCACCGACGTGACCGAGGAGCGCGACACCCGCGACGTGGCGAACGTGGTGCTCGCTATCTTCGAGACGCCCGAACGCACCGTCATAGGCCGCGCCGTGGACGACAGCTACGCGTCGCCCTATTCGACCGTGAACCTCGGGCGGCGCATCGTGGCCAAGTACAGCTACAACGACGGCGCGACGCAAGCCGAGGCCAACGCCAAGGCGCGCGAGCTGCTGCGCACGAACCAGTCCGTCATCCGCCGCGTGACCCTGAAGCACGTCCACTGTCCTGCCCGCGTGGGCGACGTGGTGCAGGTTTCGTGGCCCAGCGCGGGCATCAGCGGCACCTACACAATCCGCAAGCAGCGCGTCGAGATTGGCAGCGCGGGCTGTCTGACCACGAGCGAGCTGCGACTGTTCGAGAGGGCGAGCGCATGAGCATCATTGACAGCGCCGACGCAATCGCCCAGGCGACCGCGCGACCGAACCGCACGCCCGCCGTGCGCTGGCGCTGGGCGACCGTCACCGCGAACAACGGCGACGGCACGCTCGACGTGGAGATTGACGGCGGCACCGTCGCGGGCGTCACCGCGTCCGCCGAGTGCAGGGCGGCGAGCGCGGGCGACCGCGTGCGTGTGACCTACCTCGCGACCGACGCCGTGGCCGACGTGCTGCTGGGCGACCTGCCCGCCACGGCCGAGACCACGCGGACGCTCGGTGGGACCGGCACGAACTACTTTCACGCCCACGGAACCACTGCCACGCTCATGAGCGCGGGCACGTCGCCGAGCGCCCAGTGGGGCAGCGCGACCGTCTGCACCATCCCCGAGGGGTGGAGGCCGTGGACGCCGCTGTACTTCCCGTGCGTGAAGGACGGCGCGATTGTGAGCGACTCGTACCTCATCATCGCCGCCGACGGCACCGTCACCATCCAAAACGCGGGCGGCACGCAGGCGGCGCGGAACTACTGGTGCACGGCCACGTGGGCCGTCTAAAGAAAGGAGACGCCGTGGCAACAGTGACCATCGGCTCGCGCGGGCTCGTGAACGCCGACCTGGTGCTCGTGCAGAACGCGTCGTTCTCGTGCGCGTTCGTCCACGAGCAGGACGACGGCACGCCCATCGACCACAGCGGGTGGACGGCGTGGTGCAGGGTGAAGGGCGGCGCGCTCGACCTCGACCTGAGCGACCGCGTGGCGTTCGGCGAGGACGGCGCGATTAACCTCGTCATCCCCGACGACCTCACCGCGAACATCCCGTGCGGCACGTACAACTGGGACCTCATCGCCGAGGACGCCACGGGCTTCGCCACGCGCATCGCGTGGGGCGCGTGCCGCGTCTACGACTCGTGGGCGCGTGATGCGTGATGGCAGCCGTGCAGTGCACATGCGGCTGCCGCGTGCGCGTGGTCGTGCCAGACCACCGCGTGAACGTCGTCCAGCCGAGCGACCGCGTGCGCGTCGTCCAGCAGGGCGGCGCGGGCGGCATCCCCTACGAGGGTGCGTACGAGGCCACGCCGACGCAGGAGACGCAGACCTTCGCCACCAGCGGCAAGGTCATGCGCGGCGACTTCGTGGTCCATCCCATCCCGTCGAACTACGGACTCATCACGTGGGACGGCAGCGTCCTGACCGTCTCGTAAAGGAGCGAAGCAATGGCACAGAACGTCAAGATTAACGGCGTCACCTACTCCAACGTCCCGAGCGTCGAGATTCCGTTCGCCACGGGCAGCGGCACCGCGGCATTCTACGACACGAGCGACGCCACCGCCACCTCGGGCGGGCAGCTGCTTGAGGGCGTCACCGCGTACGCCGACGGCACCAAGCTGACGGGCACCATCGCCAGCAAGGCATCGAGCGACCTCACCGCGAGCGGCGCGACCGTCACCGCGCCAGCGGGCTACTACGCAACGGCGGCG